GCGCGTCGGCGGGCACGACCGAGGGGCCGACGACGCGCCTGGCGCGGATTCGCACCGTGCTCGCGGCGGTGGGGATTGGCGCGGGGCAGTCGCCGCGCGAGCGCGTCGCGAGTGTCAAGCGCGCGTGCAGCCGGCGAACCATCAGTGCGGCGGTCTATCCGTCCGGTGTGGCGCGCTGACCACGATTCCGCGCGGTCGCTTGTGGTCGGGACGCGACACCACCCCTAGCGGTAGACCCAAGGTCTGATAAGAAAGATTATGTTAACCAACCCCGAAACAAACACGAACACCCGGCCGGCGCCCTGATGCGGGTCGACGTCCCACGCAAGCGCCTGCTGCTCGCCGCCGAGATTCTGCTGCGCGGCGGCGAGCCATTCACGGCGTGGATGCAGACCTTGACGGCCGAAGAACGCGACGCCATCGGCGGCGTGGTCGCGGCCATCAAGAAGGCGAGCGCGCGCGCGCCGGACCCAGGGGAGGGGCAGCCCCTGCGGGTCGAGATCGCGAGTATCGTCAGTGCCGCGACGAAACGCGGGATGGTGGAACTCACCCTAAACGGCCGCGAGATCCAGATGGATCTCGACAAGGCGCGCGAGGTCGTCGGGATGCTCCACGGCGCAATTGAAGCCGCCGTCTCTGACGAACTGCTGTTTAAGTTTTTGGTCCAGATGGGGCTCGCAGAGGCCGCGGCCGGACGCGCACTGCTCGACTTCCGCGAACTGCGCCAAGGCAGCCGAGAGACGGTGTCCCCGTCATGACCGACGGCGTCTGGGTCCCCGCGGATGATCCGATCACCACCCTCCGGTTGCGGCAGATCGCCGCGCGGCTCGCCGTCCTCACCGCCCGCGGCGTCGTCGATGATCAGGCGCTCCTGGCCGTGCTCACTGCGCTCGTCGACGGCCACCGGCTCACGCTCGACCATCTGCGCGCAATCTTCGGCGGCGCCGCGACCGACGCACTGCTCGAGCCGTTGGCATCGGCGGACGCGATCGGCGTCGGGGCGCTGCGCGCGCGGGCGCGGCTGCGGCACGCGCTGCATCACGCGCGGCGCCGCGCGACGTGACAATCGGATTCGAAAGCCGTATGAGGTGAGGTAAGGTTACGACCCGTTCGGCGCGCACGCAGAGCACTGGCTGGAAAGCAACGCTCTGCACGCGCGCCGGTCAGGAGGGCTGTGACGATGTCCTGCGGATCGCCGCGCACGGAGCCATCCCACGCGGCACAGACAGCTTACCAAACTCAACAGCAAAATCAAGCCCCTACTCGTGGCGCCCCTGCCGCTGCTGCGCCCCACGCCCCGCCGCCGAGCGCAGCGATATCAGACGCGCGGTTCGCGCGGGTGCCGCTCTGGCTGATTGAACACCCGGATGTGACGGGCACCGCGGTGCGCGTCTACGGGGAATTGGCGGGCCGGTATGCGGAGTATCGGTCGGGCGAGGCGCATGTGGCGCGGGCTGCCCTCGCGCAGAAATTAGCCCTGTCGGTTGATACGGTGGATCGCGCGCTGAGGATCTTGCGACGGATCGGCGCGGTCCAGATCACGCGGCGGCACACCCCGAACGGCCATCGGACCGTGAGCCGCTATCGGGTGCGGCTAAAGCCGCCGATCGACCCCGACGCGCAGATTCCTCCGAGGGTGTCGTACGCCGACTATCTCCAAAGCGATCACTGGTGCGGCACGCGATTGCGCCAGCTGGAACGGGCGCACTTTCGGTGTCAGGTGTGCAACGGGGCAGAGGCCCTTAATGTCCATCACCGGACGTACCGACGTCTCGGCGCGGAACGGCCCGCTGATCTCATCGTCCTCTGTCACGGCTGTCACACGCTCTTTCATCGCGAAGGCAAGTTGGCGCGAGAGGAGGAGCGATGAGTCTCGCGCTCCGCCTGGGCACGCCGTTCGCGCGCATCCCGCTCTGGGTAGCCCAGCATCCCGCCGTGTCGGATCGCGGCTATCGCCTCTTCGGCCTGCTCGCGGCCGAGTACGCGGATCATCGGGACGGGACGTGTTACCCCTCGCGGACACGGCTCGCAAACGACCTCCGGTGTTCCCGTCCGGCGGTCGACCGGGCGATTCGATCGTTGCACGAGGCGGGCGCCCTGGTCGTCGAGCGTCGTCGGGACGCGGCGGGTGATTGGACCTCGAATCGCTATACGCTGCGGTTCGAGCCGCCAGCCAGCGACCCAGGTAGTCATACCAGCGTGACTACCCACGCCGAGGGAGGTAGTTACGTCGGCGTGACCACGGGTAGTCACACGGGCGTGACAGTGAACCAGATCCAGATTGAACCAGAAGAAGAGCGCGCGCTGCGCGCGCCTTGTCTGCCCTGGGACTGGCCCGAACCGCGGCTCCCGTTCGAAACCCCGCTGCCGCCGCCAGGACGTCGGCTGGCTGTTCGAACGCGAGCCGCCCCGCGCCCCGCGGCCGGTCGCCTGCCGCTGTTGGGGGCCGTCTGGCTGCCCCGTCGCGCGGAGGGCGTCTCGGCGGGCGTGCAGTGTCCGCACACGCCGCGATGTGCGACCATCCACGCCTGCATTGACCGGGCGATTACGGACGGGCGACGGGCCCGCGCGGAGGCGCTGCGATGAAGATCAAAGACTTCAAGATCACCAAACTCGGCGCGACCAGCCGGTTTCCACGCGGCCACGCGGACGCCGACGACGAAGGCGAACTCCAGATGGCGCTGACGGCGGATTATGCGAATGCGATCGTGCGCGTCCAGTTCGGGAAGCCGATCGGGTGGCTGGGTCTGCCGTCTGGCGAGGCGCGGCAGTTCGCGGCGCTCCTGATCGAGAAAGCGGACGAACTGGATCGGCGCCGCACGTAAGCCGCTACGCCGCGTCGTGCCGCGGGTTGCACACCCGCCGGAGCTGCGCCCGCGCGATCCGCTCGTCGTACCGCTGGTCCCGCACGAGCGCGAGATAGGTCGCGGCGAGCGTCCGGCTCTCGAGTTCCACGGCCGCCTGCTGCGACGGCGGGGTGGTCTTCCAGGCGCGATACAACTCCCGGATCGCCCATAAGAGTTGATCCCCGGTGAGCGGCGCGGCGACGGCAGCGGCAGCGAGCATGGCGGCGTTGTCCTACCCGCGGCGCCGGGCCGGCGCGAGGCGCGCTTTGGCCATTGTGAGCTTCGGCCGCGCGTCGCGGACCTGCGCGCCCTTCGCTGGCTTGACCGTCGCATAGCTGGACGGATCGCCGCGCTCGGTCGCGACGGCCACGATCGACTCGACCAGCGCGTGATCGACCCCCGCGGCGACGAACTCCGCCATCAACGTGTCCTGATTCAACCGGGTCTGGCCCGCGCGCTCGTGGTGCAGGACGTCGTACCCCAAACAGACGACGCCCTCACCGCTCGCGATCCCCGCCTTGAGGAGCAGTTGATCGATCTGCGTGCGGATGGATTTTTCGTCGGTCGCGACGGCGTCGAGCGGCACGAGCTCGGCCTCGAGGCGCCGCTGTTGGCGCACGAGTGCCGGCAGGAGCGCCAGCGCGGGATACGCGGTGTAGTCCGGGCGCGTCACGGCGAGGCGCTCGCGTGCGCATCGGTCAGCGGGCGCGGCTGCCGCGGTAAATGTTGCCAGCCGATCGCGCGCAGAAAGCGATCAAAATCCTCCGTGTGAATGCGATAGAGGATTTTCGGCTTGCCCGTTTTCGAGAGCACCGTGAGTTTTTCCGCCGGCAGGTACACGGTCTGGTGATCGAGGGTCTGCACCCCGCGGGTGATCGCGTGACGGACCCAGTTCTCGCTCATGCCCATGTAGGTCGCACACTCCGAGGGTCGGTACGGCTTCACCATCGCCGCACTATCCGATCGCGCGCAGGGGCGATTCAAGCTGAACCAAGGCACCGTGCGCGCGGTGCGCACGGTGCGGGCCGGTAGGGCTGAGGCGGCGGTGTGCGGCGCTGGCGGTCGTGTGGCGTCCGCGGCCCGCACCGCGCGTCTCGTGCGCATCGCGCGCGCACACGGCTACTCGCTGGCAACGGGCGTCCCGATGCGGTGAAGGTGCGGGTACGTCGCCTCGACGGAGTCCTCCCGATCACGCCGTCGCTTGAGGTGGAGACCGAGCTCGAGCTGTGGGCTTTGTGTCGCCAGCCGAGGCGCCGCCGCCGGTGATTCCCTACGACAACGAGCATTCAGGACTCAGGGATTGGCGGACGCCGATCGTCGGCACCGAGAAGCCGCCCAGCCGCGGCCCCACCTGGGTCGTGGTGATCGCGATCGTGGCGGCCGTGATCACCGCCGTGGTGCTCTATCTGCGCTGACCTCGAACGGCCGGGGACTCGGCGCAGTTATCAGGCCGGCTGCCGCTGCGCGGCGTGCGTCGCCGCGAACACGATCTACCACCAGCAGTACCGCGCCGCGCTCCGCGCGCACCGGCCCCCGCTCGGCGCGCACATCCCGGCCGCGCCCGCGCTCGCGGTCGTGGCCGACTTGGTCGACGAGGGCTTTTCCAAAGTGATGATCGCGCGCGCGCTCGGGCAGCAGAAGTTGCAGCTCTCAGCCAGCCGCGAGGCGGTGACGCTCAGGACGCTGTGGCGGCTGCGATTGGTGCAGCGGCGGCTGGCGACATGAGCAGCAAAAAAGCCGCGCCCGTGCGCGTCGAGGTCGTGCCGCTCGCGTCGCTGAAACCGCTGGCGAAGAATCCGCGCCAGCACGGTGCGCGGGACCAGAAGTTTCTCCAGGACGTGATCGCGCGCGTCGGCTCGGCGCGGTCAGGTGTTGTCGATGACCGCGGCACGATCTTGGCTGGCAACGGCTTCCACGCGGCGGCGAAAGCGGCGGGGCAGCGCGAGGCCATCATCGTCGAGAGCGACGGCACGCGGCCGGTGTTCGTGCGGCGGCGGAACCTGACCGCCGCGCAGCGCGACGACGTCATCGTCAGCGACAACAGAAGCGCGGAGCTGTCGACGTGGGACGCGCAACTGCTGGCGGCGTATGCCGCGCGCGTGCCGGCGCTGCGCGAGGGCTGGACCGAGGAGGAGTGGGCGGCGGCGCTGGCGCAGCCAGAGGCGGTCGTCGCGGGGAAGACTGATCCCGATGATGTCCCGGCGCCGCGTGCGACGCGCATCCAGCGCGGGGACATCTACCAGCTTGGCGCGCACAGGCTGATGTGTGGCGATTGCACGCAGGCCGAGGACGTCGCGCGGCTGATGGGCGGCGAGAAGGCGGCGCTCGTGTTCACCGACCCGCCGTACGGGGTGGCGTATCAAACAAAGCTGTCGGTCGAGGAAGCAGCGGTGCGACATCGGCGGCGTGACGGACTGGAAGTCGCCAATGATGCGATGACGCCTGAAGCGACGCAGGCGTTCGTGACGACGGCGCTGCGAACGACCACGGCTGGATTGAAACCAGGCGGCGTCTTTTACGTCTGCTCTCCCTCTGGGGACATGGAACTCCGGTTCCGCCTCGCACTCTCCGACGCGGGCCTCGTCCTTCGACAAACGATCGCGTGGGTGAAGGATGCGTTCGTGATGGGTCGCCAAGATTATCACTGGCGACACGAGACGATTCTGTACGGCTGGACCGATGGCGCAGCACACCACTTCGTCGACGACCGGACGCAAGACACGGTCTGGGAATGCGCGCGCCCGAGGCGAAGTCCCGACCATCCGACGATGAAGCCGGTGGCGCTCGTGGAACGCGCCATCACGAACTCATCGCGTCCATCCGATGTGATCTGTGATCCGTTTCTCGGCTCCGGCTCGACGCTGATCGCGTGTGAGCAGACGAAGCGCCGCTGTCTCGGGATGGAAATCTCGCCCGACTACTGTCAGGTGATTCTGGATCGCTGGGCCGCCTTCACCGGCCAGACACCGCAGCCGATCCCCGAGAAGAAGCGGGCGCGTGCCTCGTAAGCCGCGCCCCACGCCGCCGCGCGCCCCGCGCTGGGCCGAGGCCGCGGCCGCCTTCAGCGCCTTCACCCGCGCCCGCGCCAAGCAAGACGCGGCCGGCATGGTCGCGTCGCTCGCGCAACTCGAGCCGCTCTTGACGGCCGGCGCCGACGCCGCCGCCGAGGCCGCCGGCGAGCTGAGCGCCGCGCACGCGCGGTTCGTCAGCGAGTACTTGATTGACTTGAACGGCGCCGGGGCGTACCGGCGCGCCGGCTACACCTCGAAAAGCCCCGACGTCGAAGCCGCGCACCTCCTAGTCATTCCTAAGATCCAGGCGGCGATTCGCGACGGCAAAGCGCGGCAGATGGCGACCGCCGAGCTCACCGCCGCGCGGGTGCTCGAAGAACTGCGGCGCGTGGCGTTTGCCAGTGCGCGCGACTACTTCCACGCGGACGGGAGCCTGAAGCATCCGCATCAGTTGACCGCGGAGCAGGCGGCGTCGGTGGCGGGGCTCGAGGTGGTCATTAAGAACGTGGCGGCGGGGGATGGGCACACCGACACGATTCACAAGATGAAGTTCTGGCCGAAGGTGCACGCGCTGGAGCTGCTGGCGAAGCACTTCGCGCTGCTCGTGGAGAAGGTCGATGTGACGATGCATGAGGCCAATGCGCGGGTGGCGCGCTTGGTCGCCGCCAGGGCGCGGGTGAAAAAGTGAACGCGCCCACCACCGCGACGGTCGAAGCCGAGATCGAGGACCTCGTCGCGAGTTGCTATCACGACCCTCTGAGGTTCGTTGAAATTGCCTACCCCTGGGGTGTTCCGAACACGCCCCTCGCCGATGAGCCCGGCCCCGACGCGAACCAACAAGAATTTCTCACGAGCCTGGGGACCGACGTGCGCGCCCGCGCCTTCAACGGCGTCGATCCGGTCATGCCGATCCTGATGGCCGTCTCGAAAGGGCACGGGACCGGTGGCAGCGCGCTGATGGCGTGGCTCGCGGATTGGATTCTCTCGACGCGGCCCCATAGCGACGGCACGATCACCGCCGGCACCTACACGCAACTCGAAGCGCGCACCTGGCCGGCGCTCCAGTTCTGGACGCGGCTCTGTCTCACCGCGCCGTGGTTCGACATCATGCAGAGCGGCATCTATAGCAAGGACTTCCCCGAGACATGGAAAGTCCAGATGCAAAGCTGCAAGAAACAGAACGCGCAGGCGTTCGCCGGGCAGCATTCAAAGCGCTCGACCTCGTGGTTTGGCCTGGACGAAGCCAGCGAAGTCCCCGACGAAGTGTGGACGACGGCCTACGGCGGGCTCACCGACGGCGAGCCGATGATGTTTGCGCTCGGCCAGATGGTGCGCAACACGGGCGAGTTCTACCGGGTGTGTTTCGGCGACAAAGCCGCGCGCTGGAATCACCGCCGGGTCGATTCGCGCACGAGCCGCTTTACGAACAAGGACCTGATCGCGCAGTGGATCGCGGATTACGGGCCGGAATCTGACTTCGTGAAAGTCCGCGTCCTCGGCCTCCCACCCTCCGCGGACGAGCTCCAGTACATCGACAAAACCCGCGTCGACGCCGCCCGCGCCCGGACGATGGTCCCCCTGCCCGACGATCCCCTGATTGCCGGCTTCGACGTCAGCGGCGGCGGCAAGGCGTGGAACGTGATCCGCTTCCGCCGCGGGCTGTGCGGCAACCCGCTCGGCGCGGACGGCGCGCCGCTCGGGCCCTGGCGATTACCGGGGGAAAAGGACCCGGATCGCGGCGTCAGAATCGCCAAGTGTGCCGAGCTGCTCAGTGACCGGCGGCCGGGCCACCAGATCGCGGCGCTCTTTGTCGACGCGGCGTTCGGCGCGGCGATTGTGGTGCAATTGCGATCGATGGGGTTCACGAACGTCTACGAGATCAACAACGGGGCCGAGTCCCCAGACCCCCATCAGCTCAACGTCAGAGCGCACTGCTATAGCCGTGCGAAGGATTTCCTGCTGCTGGGCAGCTTGCCGGATGAGGAACTCTTAGCCGAGCAGCTCTGTCTCCCCGGCTATCACACCAATAGCAGCGGGAAACTCGTGATCGAATCAAAAGCGGACCTCCAGAAGCGCAGCGAAGCGAGCCCCGACGATGCCGACGCGTTCTGCCTCACGTTCGCCCGCGCGGTGAAGGCGAAAAAGCCGCCCGTGTTCCGGTCGACCGGCGCCCCGTCTGATCGGGGCGGCAGGATGACGTGGGCCGAGTGATGTCGCCTTGCCAGTTATGAACGGGACCGAGCAGCGCCAGCACCGCAGCGTGACCGACAGCCTGGCCGCGCGCCTGGACGCCGTCGAAGCGACGCTGCTGGCCGCTGAGCGGGCGATCGACCGGAACCGCACGCACGTCCTGACGCTGGCCGATGAGCAGCGCGGCTATGTCGATGGCTACCTCCGGCAGCTCGCCCAGCAGATCAGCGCGCTGCGCGACCGCACGCTGTGGCAGCGGCTGCGCTGGCTGGTGCAAGGGTTCTGATGGCCTACCCTCCTGCGACCGCCGATCCCGTCGACGCCCCGCCTGCCGCCGCGCCGAAGAAACGCACCGCGCGCCAGACCGAGGCGTTCCTGAAGCTCGCCCGCGACCGCTTCAAGCAACTCGAAGAGGCCGACTCCACCCAGATCGAGCACGAGCAGGACGACACGCGTTTTTATAATTTGGACCAGTGGCCCGACGCCGTGAAGAAAGCCCGGCAGCGGCAAGAAGCCAGCGGCGGCCTCCCCGCCGTCCCCGCCCGGCCGTGTTTCACCATCGACCAAACCCATGAGCCGGTCTCGCAGATCCTCGACCAGGGCCGCGGCGCCGATCTCGGCGTCGAGCTCGTGCCGGCCGATGATTTCGGCGACCTCGGCCTGACGCCGGACCCGACCGAGGTGGAGCTGCGCGAGGGCCTGCTGCGCCGGATGCAGCGGGCGCTCGAAGCGAGCGAGGCCCGGATGTGGGCCTTCTTCGGGGCGCTGGTGCGCGGGCGCGGCTTCTACGGGGTCATGACCCGGTATCTGCCCGGCAAAACCTGGGACCAGGAAGTGTTCCTGCAGCGGTTCTTCCAGCAGGGCGCCGTGGGCCTCGACCCGGCGCACACTGAACCAGACGGCTCGGACGCGGAGTGGGGCTTCGTCGGCGTCGATCTGACCTGGGTCAAGTATCAGAGCGAGTTTCCCGACGCGGCGCAGGATCTGGTCGAGGACGACGCGTTCCGCTCCGCCGGCGACGGGGCGCCGGGGTGGTTCACCACCAAGAACGACACCCGGATCTGCCGCGTGACGGACTACTGGTACACCGTGCGGGAGAAGCGCACCCTGGTGAAGCTGGCGGACGGCCGCACGCTCTGGCACGACGAACTGCCGGACGATCTCCCCGACAGTGCGATCGTCGACCGGCGCCCCGACGTGCAGCAGTCGATCAAGTGGGCGAAGATCGACGGCCACCAGATCCTCGACGAAACCGACTGGCCCGGCCCCGATCTCCCGATCATCAAAATCCTGTACGAAGAACTGCTCCCGGTCGACGGCGACCGGCCCGTCCACGGCGTCGTGCGGCCGATGCGCGACAGCTGCGAAGGCGTCAACGCGATGGCCAGCAAGCTCGTCGAAACCGTCGGCCTCGCGCCCATCCCGGCGCTGATTCTGGACCCGGAGTCGATCGACGGGTATGAGCGGTGGTACGAAGCCTCGACGACGCGCACGCTGCCGTACCTGCCGCAGCGCACCCGTGACGATGAGGGCCACGAGTTCCGCGAGGCGCACCGGCCCCAGGTCGACCCGCCGATTGCGGCGATTGCCGGCGCCTTGCAGATGTTCAAGGAGGGCGTGCAGACGACCTCGCGCGTGCATGACCCGTCGCTCGGGAAGGTCGACCCGAGCATCAAGAGCGCGCGGGCGCTGGAGAGCTACAAGCAGCAGACGCTGCGCGCGACGTCCGGCGCGCTGAGCAATCTCAAGCGGTCGCTGCGCTACGAGGGGCAGATCCTCAACAACCTGCTCTACCCGATTTACGGGACGCCGGGGCGGATCGTGCGGATTCTGGATAGTGAAGGGGAGCCGCAGCGGATCACGATCAGTCCGCCGCCATCTGCTCCGACGATGCCGGGCCAGCCGCCGACCGGGAGCGCGCCCAGTCAACCGAAGCAGTACCGGCTGACCAAAGACGCCCACTTCAACGTGGTCGTCAAGGTCACGCAGTCGGCCGACACGCGCCGCGACGAAGAAACCTCCATCATCGCGTCGCTGCTGACCGCCAACCCGCAATTTATCACCTGGTTCGGCGATCTGTTTTTCAAAAATCAGGACGGGCCGGGCCACCGCGAGATGGCCGAGCGCGCGAAGGTCATGCTCGACCCGAAGATTCAGGCGCTGCTGGCGAGCAAGGCCCAGGGCGCGGACGTGCCGCCACAGGTGCAGCAACAGTTGACGCAGCAGCAGCAACAGTTGCAAGAGGCGACGGGGCTCCTGCACAAGGCGCAGGCCGAGATTCAGGGCGAAGAGCGGAAGTATGCGAGCGCGGAGAAAATTGCGCAGATGAAGATCGACGCCGAGCACCTGCAGGCGGCGGCGGCGAACGAAACCAAGATCGCCGTGGCGGAGCTCGGCGCGAAGGTGGACCGGCTCGCGCTGTTCCTCGAGGAACGGGCGCGGCTCGGCGTGCAGGAGCAGGCGCACGCGGATCGCGCGCATGACGTGGGGATGGCCGCGCTCGAGCATCAGCAGGCGCTGGAGCAGGCGCAGCAGGCGGCGGGGCACGACGCGGCGGCAGCCGAGCAAGGGCAGCAGCACGCGCTGGAGCAGGGGCAGCAGGCCGCCGACCTCGCGCCGGCGCCGGCCGAGACACAGGAGCCGTGATGGTCTATACGGGTGGATCAGCCGACGACAGCACGACGTGGACGGCGAGTTGGGCGAGCGGCGCCGCCTACGTGCCGGGCGCGAGCGTCAACACCGCGCTCTGCTGGTGGCCCTACGATTACTTGCCGGCGCTGTCGCTGCCGCCGCCGACGTACCAGATCATCAGCGCCGCCCCCTCGCCGCCGACGACCTGCGCGGGCGCGCTGCATGTGTTTCCGTGCCCGCACTGCCGGACCTGCGTCTGCGGCGCGGCTACGCTGAGCGCGAAAGCATGATTCGCATCCACCCGAGCCCGACCGCCGACACACGCACCTGCGACTTTACCAGCGTGACGAAAGAGACGCTGCTGGCGAGTTCGCATCAGCACATCCGCGACGTGCGCGAGGCGCTCCAGTTCTTCAGCCGCGCGATTGCGACGGCGATGCTCGACCATGACACGGACAAACTCACCGACCTCGACGGCTTCCACGCGGACTTCCTGACCGGCTTCGCACGCCATGACTGGTGGGATCGGCATCGGCGCCTGAACCGCCATCACTTGAGCGAGGCCGATGGCGTGCCGGACGACGTGAACCTGATCGACGTGCTCGACTTCATCGCGGACTGCGTGATGGCGGGGATGGCGCACAGCGGCAGCGTGTATCCGCTGCACCTGCCGCCGGAGCTGTTAGAGCGGGCGTTTCAAAACACGGTCGCGCTGCTCACACGCGAAATCGTGGTCGAGCCCGAAGGAGTCAATGGCTGACGAACCAGTTGCCGCCGCCGCTGAGCCGGTCGTGATCGTGACGTCGGGGCATGGTTGGCGCGACGCGAGCCGGACCTACGCCTGTCCCCGCTGTGAAGCGACCCCGTCGCAGCGGGACGACCACCATCTCGCGCGGCTCACGCCCAGCATGACGACCTGCCCGCGCTGTGGGGTCCGTCTGCAGTGGAACCTGGAGACCTGATCTGATGGCCGACGAATCCGCTGTCGCCGCCCCCGCGGCCGAGCCGGTCGCTGAGCCGGTCATTCCCGCCGACCAGGGCGGCGTCACGCCCGACGCCGAGGGCGAACCCACCACCCTCGCCGAACACGAAGCGCGCTACGGCGACGCCGCCCGCGAAGCCGCTGCGGCTGAGCCTGCACCTGAAGGGCACGCCGACCCAGCCGACGCCGGCCCCCGCGACGCCAAAGGCCGCTTTCGCCAGCGCCATCACGCCATCAGCCAGCAAGCCGCGCCGGACGACGTCGCGACGATCGGCACGCTCACCAAGCGCATCAAGGACGCCGAAGCCGCGAGCGGCGCGGACATCACGCAACAGCCGGGCGAGAGTAACCGCGTCTTCGAGTTGCGGCGCCGCGCCGAGCTGGCTGAACGCCGCGCGGCGCCCGCCGCCCCCGCGCCCCGTCCCGCCCCGCCGGCCGCCTTGCCAGTTATGCCGCCCGCGGCGGCCGCCGCGCCCGCGAAGCCCAACCCCGAGACGTTCGCCTACGGCACCAGCGATCCCGCGTACCTCGACGCGCTGACCGAGTGGAAAGTGGAGACGACGCTGACCGCGCGCGAGCGCGCCCGCGTCGAGCACGAGGCCGCGCAACAGCGGGCCGCCGAGGCGCAACGCATCGAAGCCGCGTGGAAAGTGAACGTCGCCGCAGCCCGCGCGAAACACGCCGACTTCGACGCGCTGGTCATGCAGCCCACCTCCAACATCCCGGCGATCCTGCGCGGCGGCCTCGGCGAAGCCTTCGTCTACGAAGATCCGACCGGCCTGGAAGTGGCCTATCATCTCGTCACGCACCCGGAGGACGTGGCGCCGCTTGCCGCATATGCCGGCAATCCGATGATGCTCTTCCGGGAACTCACGTTGCTCGGGCAACGCCTCACGACTCCAGCGCCGGTGCAGGCCGCCTCGACCGGATCGGCCGCCCGGCTGTCACCACCCGCGGCCCCCCGTCCGCCGAATCCGGTGCGGACTGGCCCCCTGACGACCGGCGACCCGCCGCCCGACGACGACGACCAGTCGCTCGCCAACCACGAGCGCTACTTCGGCCGCCGTCGCTAGATCGCGTGCGCGTCGCGGCAGGTCCGCGAGTGTGCGCCCGTGAATACGATCATCACGCAGGGCTTCGTGACGAAAGACGTCGCCCTCAACTACCGGAACAACATCAAGCTCGTCGGCCAGTTCGACCGCAGTTACGACAGCGCGTGGGCGGGCCGCGGCGGCGCCGTGGGCTACACCGTCCAGGCGCGGATTCAACAACTCTGGGTCGTGAACGAGGGCCAGGTCCTCGTCACGCAGCCGATCCTGAATCAAACCGTGCCGATTTCCCTGAACCATCAGTTTCAGATCGGCATGGCGTGGTCGTCGGCCGATGACGCGGTCGCGGTCGAAGAAGTGCAGGACCGCTACACGCGTCCCGCCGGACAGGCGATGGCCAACAAAGCCGATGTCATCGCTGGCGCCGAAGTCCATAAGACCGTCTACTACTCGATTGGCACGCCGGGCACGGCGATTACCGACGATGTGACCTACACCGACGGCATCGCGAAGTTGCGCAACGTCGGCGTCCCGCAGGACCTCGTCGTGGTGCTCGACCCGAAGGCGCAGAGCAAGCTCCTCGCCGCGAACTTCGCGCTCTTCAACCCCGCCGCGCAGATCAGCAAGAACTTCAAGAGCGGCCAGTTCAGCGGGCCGGCCCTGGGCGCCGACAGTTGGAGCTGGGACCCGAACATGCCGACCTTCACGACCGGCACGTTCACGACCGCGACGCCAATCGTGTCGAGTGCGAGCCAGACCGGCTCGACCCTCGCCATGTCCGGCATGGGCACCTATGCGATGGTCGCTGGCGACACGTTTACGTGTGCGGGCGTGAACAGCGTCAACCCGATCAGCAAAAACGACACGGGCGACCTGCAGCAGTTCACCTTGACCGCGGCGCTCTCGGGCACGACGACCGGGACGTTTGCGATCAGCCCCGCCATCATCACGAGCGGCGCCTTGCAGACCGTCACCGGCTCGCCCGCGAACAACGCAGTCGTGACCTGGACCGGCGCCACGGGCACCGTGGCGGCGACGATGGCCGCGACCGCCACCCGGACGTCGCTCATGTTCAACCCGGCGGCGTTCGCGTTTGTCGCGGCCGACTTGCCGAAAGACTTGCCCGGCGCGCGCGCCAAGCGCATCACCGATCCCGACAGTGCGATCTCGCTGCGGATGGCCGAGCAGTGGTCGGTCCAGACCGATCAGCTGCCGACGCGGATCGATATGTTGGTCGGCATCGCGTCGATTCTCCCGAGCATGGCGCTCCGGATCTTCAGCTAGGAAAGGGGCACGAACATGGCGCTGACCAATACGACCTTGAGCGTGGCGTGCACCGCGAGTGACACGCAACTTTCACTGACCTCGACCTCGGGGTATCCCGCGGTGGGCCTGCTGCTCTCGGGCATGGGCCAGCCGATGCAGATCGACGGCGAGTACATGTACCTCGTCACCGTGCTCGCGAGCGGCTCGATCAAAGTACGGAGCCGCGGCTGCGAGGGCAGCCTCGCCGTCGCGCACGACATCCTCGCGCCGGTCTCGCTCGGCGCGAACGGCGCCGACTTCCCGAACATCGCGGCCGGGTCGCCGACGCAGCGACCGCCGGCCGTCGAGGACTACAAGGTGTTTGGCGCGAGCTTCGGCACGCTCACCCTGCCGGACAAAAACACCACCTACGTGCTGACCAAGGCGGGCGTCGCCACTGGCACGATCCCGGCGCCGACCGTCGCGCAGAACGGCTTGCGGTTGACGTTCAGCAACCAGACCGCGAACGCGCATGTGATCACGGCGACGGCGCTCTTGAACAACGGGCTCACGGGCTCGCCGTTCACGACCGCGACGATGGCGGCGTTTGCCGGCGCGGGGTTCACGATCGTCGCGAATGCCGGGCTGTGGAACGTCCTGGCGTCGCCGGTCACTGGCTCGACGACCGTCTTGACGTAAGGAGGGCGCCTTGGGAATTCTCCACTCGCAAGAAAGTGCTTACGCTCAGGAACGCATCAAGTGGGAGGCTGGCCCGACCGAGTTCGGGCCGGGCCTCAAGCCGTTCGTCTACCACGAATTTCCGAAATGGTTGCACCGCGCCGGCCGCACGCCGGCCGGGGTGCCCGTCATTGTCGACGCGCAGATCGCCGAGACCGACGTGCAGGAAGCGAATCTCTTGTCGCGCGGGTTCCGCGAGGGGCAGGAGGCCGCGCTCGCGCTCCTGCACGCGACGGATCGCGAGCACGCGATCCTGGCGGCCAACCGCGCGGCCTCCGATCGCACGATGAGTCCGCGGGCGCAAGCCGAAGCGGCGGCCATCGATGAGCAGACCATCGAACACCTGCCGGTGATTCCCGAGACGCCGGTGAAACCCCGCGCACGAAAGGCGCGCAAGCCATGAGCAAAAGTATCGGCGGCGCCTTTCAGCCGCAGCGCGATTACGACTGCACCGGCGCTTGGACGTTCACCAGTGCGCCCACGATCGGCACGACCGGCGCGATCGCCAGCCTCAGCGCGACGCAGACGCTGACGAACAAAACCCTGACCGCGCCGACGATCACGACGCCCACCATCACGAGTCCCGTCATCACGGGCGATGCGGCGACGGGGTTCGTCGTCAGCAAGACGGTGTCGTTTGTCGAGGATGCGACCTCGACGACCTTCACCGGGACGGTGGTGATTCCGGCCGGCGCGACGCTCGTGGACATCGTCGTCACGTCGAGCGTGCTGTGGTCGAAAGCCTCGGCGCGGTTCACCTGCGGCGACGCGCAGAGCGCGAACGGCTGGTTCACCTCCACCAACTTGAACGCGACCGATCTGCTCGTGGGCGAAGCCTTGCGCGCGGCCGGCGGCTCGGCGAGTTGGGGCGGCGTGAACGGGACGTATCTCGTCTCGGCGACGGGGGTGTTCGGGCAAGCGACCTCGACCAAAGCCGGGCCGTTCTACGTGACGGCGGGCAGTGTCATCGGCGTCTGTACGGTCACACCGGGCGCCGGGGCGGCCGGACGCAGTTTTATGACCGTGACCTATAGCGTCGGCCAGGCGGTCGCGCCGGTCCTCGCGTAGCCGTGGCCCGTCATGAGTACCACGGCGAACGCCCTCATTGCGGGGGCGTTCGGGTTCCTCAACGTCTACGCCGTCGATGAAGCGATCCCCGCCGACGCGGCGGCCGATGGGCTGGCGCGCCTGAATCGCCTCGTCGGCGGCTGGGCGATCCGCAGCGGCCCGATCCCGGCGCGCGCGCGCGTCGTCACGGCGCTGATCGCGAATCGCGGCAGCACCGCGAGCCCCTACACGATCGGCACGGGCGGCAGCATCAACACGCCGCGGCCGGCCACCCCGGCGCGCGTGACCGGCGCCGCGATCCTCTACACCGCGTCGACGCCCAACGTCGAACGCGCGGTCCCGGTCCTGACCGAGCAGCAGTGGGACGCGCTCGCGACCAAGGCGGACACCAGTACCGAATTTCAGGCCGTCTATTACGACCCGACGATCACGGCGGGGCTCAGCGCCGTGTTGCTCTGGCCCGTGCCGACCGTGGCGACCAACTCGCTGGTGCTCTACCTCGACCAGATGGTCGCCGAGTTCGCGGATCTGACGACCAGTTACACCTTCCCGCCGGGGTACGACGAAGCGCTCGAGGCGAACCTCGCGCGGCGGCTGGCGACGCCCTATGGCCGCGCGCTGGATGCCGAGACCGCGCGGCTGGCGGTGTCGAGTCTGCAAGCGATCGGCCGCGCGAATCATGGGCTGGTGGATCTGCCGAACGAGCTCGCGACGATCGGCGCGCGCACCGGCGGCGGCGCCGGCTACGACATCACGTTGGGGAACGGCTAAGGAGATGACGATGGGCACCTTTCGAGTCGGGGAGACGGCGACGGTCACGGGCGCGGTGGCGGGCGCCGTGGTCGGCACCGAGGACGACTATGTGACGCTGCGCGTGGACCGGCCCGCGTTCCACGAATATCCGAAGATGATTGCGCCCGGCTGGGTCGCCCAGGACGCCGCGCAGGAAGCCGAGCAGCGGGCCGCGCTGGCGACGATCACGGCGCACCTCGCGCACGACCCGCCCGCGGCGCCGCCTGAACCCGAGCCGGCGCCCGAGCCGGCACCCGAACCCGCCCCTGACGATGCCGCCGCCCTGCCGTCGGCTGGGACTCCAGCGACGGAGGCAGAGCCGACATGAGACGCCCCAACCTCCTGTGTCTCGTGGCGGTCCTGCTTGCGGCGGCGTCGCTGCACGCGCAGACCGTGCCGCCGTCGCCGCAAACCATTGGCGTCGTCGACTCCGGCACCGCGTGCGTCACGGCGCCGACGGCGTGCGCGACGTGGCAGGTGCCGCCGGGGGCGCCGACCCTGACGTTTCAAGTCACCGGCACCTTCAGCGCGACCGTGACGTGGGAAGCGTCGGCGGACGGCGTGAGCTGGTTTGCCGTGACGGCGACCAAGCTCGCGACCGGCGTGGTGGCCTCAACCGCGACGACGACCGGGCAGTACGCCATCAGCAACCCCGGCCTGCGCGCCGTGCGCGCGCGCTGCACGGTCTACGCGAGCGGCGGGGTCAACGTCACGCTCACGCGCGGCACCGCCTCGACGGCGCGTGGGAACGATGCGTCGAGCGCGACGGGCACGCTGGCCGCCGCCAACGGCGGCACGGGGCAAGCGAGTTACGCGATTGGCGACCTCTTGAGTGCCGACACCGCGACGACGCTCTCGAAAGTGGCGGATGTCGCGCCCGGGCAAGTGCTGGCCAGTGGCGGTGTCGGCGTGCTGCCGGCCTACACCGCCTCGCCCTCGATTACCGGCGGCCTCACCACGGCGACGGCGGATACCTTCAATCTCGCCGGGATTGCCGTGACCTCGACCGATGGCGTCATCGTCGCCAATAGCACCGCCTCGGACGGCACCACCACCGTGCAGATGTCGCCGCGGCTGCGCTGGCGCGGCACCGCCTGGGACACGGTGAGCGCGAGCAAGACGATCGACTTCTACGCAGAAGTCCTGCCGACGAGCGCCGCCACCCCGACCGGGCGCTGGCGACTCGCGTACTCGCTCAACGGCGTCGGCAGCAGCTATCCGCTGACCGTGCTGAGTACGGGCACCACGACCGCGCTCGGTAACTTCACGGCCGGCACGTCGAGCACGCTCGGCTGGACGAACAAGACCGTGCTGCAGTCCTCGGCCGATGGCCTGATGAAGGTGTCGCAGAACTCCGGCGCGACGGTCGGTCTCGAGGTGAATGTCGGAACCGCTGTGCCGACCGTCGCCAACTGTTCGGTGGGCTCCACCGGTGTGGTCTCGGCGCATTCGAGCAACACGGCGGGGAGTGCGGTGCCCGGCTCGGGCTCGACCGCTTGTGACATCGTCTTCGGGGCGCCCCCGTTTTCCTTCGCGCCCTTCTGCACGCTGACCGACTACACGTCGGTGATTCTCGCCCCCAAGATCAGCGTGCGGTCGACGACCGGCTTTACCGTCACCGGCCTCACCGCGGGGGACACCTTCGGCTGGATTTGCCTGGGCGGGACGCCGTAATGGGTCGGAGCCCCGACGCCATGAAGGGGTACCTCGTGGGGCTGATCGCCGCCGCGTGCCTCGCTGCGGCCTGGTTCGCCGCGCTGCGCGGGCAGACGCAGCCGGGCCTCACCACCGGCACCGCGCTCCCGTCGACCTGTTGGATCGGATCGTCGTTTGTGCTGATTGGCGGGACGGCGGGCGTCTACATCTGCACGGCGACCGACGCCTGGACCGCGCTTCAACCGGTCGTGAGTGCCCCCGTCCCGAGCGGCTCGATCGTCTTTCGGACCTCGGGCACCTGTCCCACGGGCTACACCGAAGTCAGCGCGCTCAGCGGCAAGACGCTCCTGGGCACCGTCAGCGCGAACGGCGATGTCGGCACGACCGGCGGCAGCGACACCATCACGCCGGCCGGCACCAACAGCGCGCCGACCTTCACCGGATCGTCAAGTGTCACCTCGGCGCAGACCTTCACCGGCTCGAGCGCGACGAGCTCCGCGGTGAGCGCGGGCACGCCCGCCGGGACGAATGCGACCGGCACCGTCACGCCGCTGCTGAACGCGATTGCGTGGCCCGCGGGGGTCCCGACTTTTACCGGGTCGTCCAGTGTGACCTCGGCCGAGACCTTCACCGGATCGAGTGCGACGAGCTCGGCGGTCACGGCGGGTACGCCGGCCGGCACCATCTCGGCGCTCACGACTGGCGCGGATAGCTCCACGACCGGCGGCGTGGCGAAGGCGATCGCGCAGACGCCGACCTTCACCGGCAGCGCCCTCGCGACGCATACCCACACGCTGACGGCGACGGGCACGAACGGCACCGGCACCGTGACGCCGCTCGGCACGGTGGCCTGGCCCGCGGGCGTGCCGACGCTGACCGGGTCGTCAAGCGTGACCTCGGCGGAAGTCTTCACGGGCGCGGCGCTCGCGACCCACACCCACACGCTGACGGCGACGGGCACGAACGGCACCGGCACCGTGACGCCGCTCGGCACGGTGGCCGCGCCGGCCTTCACCGGCACGTCGTTCGACAATCGGTCGGCTTGGACCAAGGTGATCGCGTGCTCGAAAACCTAGCGGTCGCCGCTGACTCTGCGAGGACGCGATGAGCCCGATCACGGCGCCGCTCGCGCCCGTCGCCCGCCAACGCGTGTTCTCAGATTTGGGGGTCGTGTCCCCAGGCGCCCTCCTTCATTCGTACGTCGCCGGCTCGGCCTCGACACCCCTGGCCACCTACAGCGACCGCGCACTGACGACCCCGAATGCGAATCCGATCGTCGCGAGCAGCGGCGGCCTCTTCGGCCCCATCTACCTCACGCCGGGGCAGTCGTATCAGTTCGTGCTCACGACCTCGACCGGCGCCGCGATCTGGTCGCAGGACTATGTGAGCGGCCCTGTGAACTGGACCGTCTACGCGGTCGAAGACTACGGCGCGGTCGGGAACGGCATCGCCAACGACACCGCGGCCTTTGCGGCGGCGATCGCCGCGGTCCCCGCCAGCGGCGGCACGGTGCTCGCGGCCAAGGGGCCGTACGCCGTCAACGTCGTCCTCGACAAAGCCAAAGTCACGCTGGCCGGCAGTCACCAGGGCCGGCTGGAAAGTACCGCGACCCCCGGCGGTCTGGTCGCCTACGACCTGACGCTCCCGATCCTGACGCTGTCGACTGATGCGACCCGCAACGAAGGGATGGCGGTTGAGAATCTGGAGATCAACGGCCAGGGGACCGCGTCCTACGGCCTCAAGATCCGCGGCGGCACCTACTCGTGCGTGATCACGAACGTCTCGATTGCCAACTGCACCAAGAAATGCCTCTGGATCACCTCGGGCGCGGTCCAGCCGATCGCCTATCTGACGTTCAGCGGCCTCTTCGTCCAACCGACCAGCAGCGCCGCCTGTGAGCACGCGATCCTGGTCGAGGCCGGCGACGTGGCGCAGTACGCGGCGGCGATCTTCTTCAGCAATGCCCGCGTCAGCGGCGTCAATTTCGGCTTCGCCGTCGAGCTCGCCGGCGTGAGCGGCGCCGTGTGGGCGAACACCTGGATTCAGTGCTACGACACGCACGGCGTCAAACTGACCCAGCCCTTCGCCGAGGTGCCGCGCCTGCGCGGCTACGGCCTGTTTCTCGACAGTGCCGTGGGGACCGATACGCTGCTGTCGATTCCCTTCGCGGCGACGACCTCCAGCATCGGCCACTACGTCGAGGGCTTTGTCGGGATCGACGGCAAGGTGAGCCTGGGCGGTACGCTCTATCTGAATGAATCCGTCGCGCACCTGCCGGATCTGGCGGGCCTCATCAAGCCCTACATCCAGGACGCGGCCTACTTCAACGATTCCGCGAACCCGACCAACAAGTTGATGCGGATCTACAGCGAGCCGACGCCGGGCGCCAACATCCTGCACCTGGAAGTCAGCGGCGCGTCGTCCCTTCTGTCGCTCGACTCGCTCACGACCGGCGAAGTGCGCGACAACGCCCCCGCCGTCACCGCGCCGTTCTACTCGCTGGTCAACAGCGCCGCCGGCACCCATAAGTGGATCGCGAACGGCGTGAACGGGGAGCTGCGGCCGGGCACGGCCGGCTACCTCTGGCTCGTCACCAACGATCTGCACCTTGGCACGACCGGCACTGGCCTGATCGTCCATGCGAATCAAGCCGGGTCGCAGCTCGAGGTCCAGGCCGCCTCGCTGGTCGTGGCCAACACCTACGGCGTGAAAGGGTTCGCTGCTGATGGCACGACGCCGTTGGCGTTCGCGAGCTACAACGCGTCGAATAATCTGTTTCTCGGCCAGGGCACGACGGGGACCTCCGCGACGCTGTTCGGGCCGTCGACGATCAACTTCGCGATCGGCGCGTCGACGGTGGCCGCCGTGCATGCGACCGACGTCGTCCCGCAGGTCGACAACGTCATGAATCTCGGGCTGGGCGGCGCCCGCTGGAAGGAAGTCTTTGCCGTCGCCGGCGCGATCAACACCTCCGATGCGCGCGAGAAAACCGACATCGCCCCGATTGACGATCGCGTGCTCGATGCGTGGGCCGAGGTGCCGTATGTGCAATACCGCTGGCTGACGGCGGTGGCGGCGAAAGGCGACGCGGCCCGGATTCACCACGGCGTCATCGCGCAGCAGATTGTCGCCGCCTTCACGGCCAAGGGCCTCGATGCCACACGCTACGGCATCGTGTGCCATGACACGTGGGAAGCGCACGACGAGCGCACCGGGATCAACGACCAAGGCGAGGACGTGTACCGGGCGGTCCCGGCGGGCGACCGCTACGCGATTCGGCCGGATGAATGTCAGGTGCTCGAAGCCGCGCTCCAGCGCCGCACTGTTGCGCGGCTCAGTGCGAGTGTGCTGCAAATTGCGCGGGGGCAGTGGTAGTGCCCTTGTGGTCGGCCTTCGTCGGCGGCGCGGCGCCCGCGCGCAGCGGCACGATTGAAACCGAACGCTGCGTGAATCTCTACCCGTCGACGGTCGACAGCCAGGGCAACGCGAAGAAGGCCTCGCTCGACGGCACGCCCGGCTTGAAGCCGCTCGGGACGCTCGCCACCAGCCCCGGCCGCGGCCGCTGGACCGAAGACGGCCGCACGTTCACCGTCAGCGGCGATCGGCTGTACGAGGAGACCTTCAGCCCCGGCTACGCGGCCATCGACCGCGGCCAGATTCTCAACGACGGCCATCCGGTGAGTTCGGCCAGTAACGGCGACGGCGGGACGCAGCGCGTGTTCGTCGGCGGCGGCCAGCTCAAAGTGCTCAACCTGACGACCAATGTGCTGTCAGCCGCCATCGCGCTCCCCCTCACCCATCTGCCAGTCCAAGTCGGCTTCCTTGATGGCTACTTCCTGCTGTCTGAGGCCGACTCCCTCCGCGTCTGGTTCTCGGCGCTGGAGAACGGCAGCAGTTGGGGCGCGCTCGATTTTTTCACGCGCTCGACCGCGAGCGATCGCGTTGTGGGGATGGTCACGACCCTGACGCGCGTGTGGATCTTCGGCAGCGAGACCAGCGAGGCCTACGAGAACATCGGCGCCGCGCTGAACCCGTTTCAGCCGATCAAGGGCTCGCTGTTCCCGATCGGCGCCGCGTCGCCGTGGGCGATCAGCGTCGACGACGACACGATCCGCTGGGTCGGGCAGTCGAGCCGCGGCCGCGCGGTGTATCAGCTCGCGGGCTACGGCGGCCATGCGATCAGCACGAAGGCGATCGCGACCGCGCTCGAGGGCTACCCGAGCCTCGCGAACACTGAAGCCTTCACGTACGAGCAGGACGGGCACCATTTCTACGCGCTGACGTGCCCCACGGCGGGCGATGCCGGCGTGACGTGGGTCTGGGACGCGACCGAGTCGCTCTGGCATCAGCGCGCGGGGTGGGACAGTGTGCGGGGCGTCGAGACGGCGTGGCGCGTGCGCGGCCACGCCTGCGTGAACGGCCAGCACGTCGTCGGGAGCCGGGACAGCGGCGCGGTGTGGACCTTGGATCTGGACACGTTCGACGACGACGGCGCGGTGTTGCGCGCGGTGCGGCGGGCGCCCTACCTCTCTGATGAGAATCAGCTCGGGTTCCTCGACGCGATCGAGATCGGGACGCAGGCCGGCGTGGGGCTGAACGCAGGCCAGGGCAGCGATCCGCAGATCCGGCTGAACCTGAGTAAGGACTGCGGCCAGACGTGGCCGATCACGCGCACGACGTCGCTCGGCGTCATGGGCGCGTACGGCCAGCGCGTGAAGTGGGACAAGTTGGGGCGCACGCGGCTCGACCGGCTCGTGATCGAGACGGTCATCTCTGATCCCGTGCGGCGGGTGCTCGGGCCCGGCGCGTGGGTCAGGGTGACGCCCGGAACAGGACAGCGCTGATGGCCCTGCGCCCGATGCCGATCACGGTGCCGATCTTCGACAAAGTGTCCGGCCTCATCGCGGACATCTGGCGGATCTGGTTTCGCGACGCCGCGACCGCGATCGGCGTGTCGGCGCCCGTCGATGCGCCGTACCTCACGGCGACGGCGAACAGCACACTGACCGCGCCGCGCAATCTGGGCCTCTTGACCAGCGGCTACCTCAAGATCGCCGTCGCGCTCGGCATCGCGACGCCGTCGACCTCGGCCACCGTGCCGGCGGCGGATCTGACCGGCACGATTGCCGACGCGCGCTTTCCGGCCGCGCTGCCGGCCATCTCGGGCGCGGCGCTGACGAGCCTGTCGAGTGCGGCGCTCGCGGGCGCGCTGCCAGCCATCTCGGGCGCCGCGCTGACGGGCCTCGTCTCGACGCAGCTCTCGGATGTGGTCGCGAGCACCTACACGCCCGCCTTGACCAACGCGGTGAATGTCGCGGCCTCGACCGCCTACAGCTGCCAGTACGTGCGCGTCGGCTCGGTCGTCACCGTCTCGGGACAGGTCGATATCGACCCGACCGCGGCCGGCGATACGCAGCTCGGGATCGCGCTGCCGATCGCCAGCAACTTCGGGGCGGCGAATCAGTGCGGGGGCACCGCGGCGGCGCCAGGGATTGCCGGGCAGTGTGCCGGCATCATCGGGGACGCGGCCAACGACCGGGCCACGCTGCGCTGGACGGCGGTCGACGTGACCAATCAGGCGTTCGCGTTCAGCTTCACCTACCGGATCATCTGATGCCGAATCAGTTTTCGACCGAACATCCGGGCTCTGCAACGGCATCGACGGCGCACTACCCGGCGGTCGCGTCGAATCCGAAAGTGCAACGCGCGCTGGCGTGGAATCACTTGTCGAGCATCCCCGCCAACTGGGTCACTGATGCGAGCGGGGATCTCCGCTTGCTTGACCCGGAAGGCACGCTCGGCCCCTTGATCCCAACCAACGCGAACAGTCAGCAGAGTTTTCTGAATCAACTCGCGCACGCCCTGCCCTACATCGCGGCCGCGGAGCTTGGCGGCATTGCGGCGGCCTATATTGGCGGCACCGCGCCCGCCGCGAGCGCGCTCGGCCCCTCGACGGCGGCGAACATCGCGGCGACCACGGCGGCCTCCAGTGCAGTGCCGGCCGGGATCGGCGCCCTGCCGGCGGGCGCCGCCGTGACCGCGCCCGCGGCCGGCGCAAGCGTCTGGGATGCGGCCGGCAACTTCACCGGCGAGAGCAGTGTCCTCGACACCAGCGTGTCGTCTCGCGGCGTCGCGAACTGGCTCAAACCGGCGCTCGACTACGGCATCCCCGCCGCGGCCACGATCTTCGGCGCGCACGAACAAGCGAGCGCGAACACGGAGGCCGCCCGGATTCAAGCCGAATCGTTCCAGAAGGCCCTCGACTTCGAGAAATCGCAGTACAGCGACTTGACCGGCCGGCTCGCGCCGTATCTCGCCGCGGGCGCCAGCGCCTCCGACCGCCAGAGTCAACTGTTGGGCCTCCCCGCGCGCCCCGGCACGACCGCCACCAGTTTCGCGCCGCGCAGCGGGCCGGCGGCGCCGCTCTCGCCGGCCGCGCAGGCGTTCATCAGTGACTGGCAAACCTCGCACCCGGTCAGCGAGGGCGTCGGGCCCCTCTACGCGGCGCTCCAGGCGAAGGGCTTTGCTGTGGCCCGGCCGACGCACGCGGGCGGCACGCTCCTCAGCGATGACAAGCTCGCCATCGACGGCCAGCTGTACGACTTCGCGTCGAACTGGAATCCCACGGGGCAGGGCAGCGCGTGGATGCCTGGGAATTATGTCGGCCCGTACGCGACCCCGTCCGGCAGCCCGCCGACGTCGGCCGCGCCCACGAATCAATTCACGACCCAGCCCCAAGCGCGGATGACGGCGCCAGCCGCCACGGGCGGCCTCGTCACGCTCCGGGCGCCCAACGGCCAACAGCAACAGGTAGACCCGAGCCAGGTCGCGCACTATCTGCAGCGCGGCGCCGTGCAGGTGAGCGCATGAGAGAAGACGCCGACCGCCCCGGCCGCGGCGACGACGGCAGCGACTGGTTCGCGGCGAACGCGCCGCCGACCAACTACACGAACACCGGGCCGCTCCCCGTCCCGCGCCAGACGGCGCCGCCGGGCTATCACATCGACCCGACGACCGGCGCGACGGTCTGGGACGGCGGCGGCGGCGTGCCCCAGCCAACGATCAATCCGACGCAGCCGATTGCGCCGCAACTGCCGGGGCAGACGTGGCCGCAAGGTTCACCGAATGCGGCGCCGAACGCCGCGCCCCAGCTCGCGGCCGCGGCACCGAGCAGCGGCGGCGGCGGCGGCAACCAGTTTACCGGCTGGCAGGGCGGCGATCCGACCGGCTTCGGCGTCCCGCCCGCGCCCTACCGCTCGAGCGGCGCCGCGCCGAGTTACACCGCGCCCGCCCGGCCCGACGTGCTCAATTCGCCCTACGTCGCGCCCGTGTGGCAGGGCGGCGACTTCACGGCGCCGACCAAACCGGCGAGCCTCCAGAGCGAGTTCCGCGCGCCGACCCAGGCCGAGCTCGAAGCCTCGCCCGGCTATCAGGCCCGGTTGACCGCCGATCAGCAGGCGCGGGAACGCAGCGCCGCCGCACGCGGCACGATCCTGAACGGCGGCACGCAGCTCGCGCTCGGCCACGCCGCGCAGGACTACGCGAGCAACGAGTACAACAATCTGTTCGGCCAGTCGCTGCAGACGCGCGCGGAAAACGTGGGCGAGTACAACACCAGCTTCACCGACGCGTTCGGGGCCTACCTGCAGAAGTACCGGACCTTCACCGATGCGTCACAGGCGGGCCTGACCGCGCGGCAGCAGACTCAGGGCGAGTACCAGACCTCGGTCAATAACGCGCAGACGCAGTACGCGAACCAGTACTCGGCCTACCAGAACGAGAACGCGCGGACGTTGAACGACTACCTGACCAACTACGGCATCAAGCGCACGAGCGAAAATGATCTCTGGGGCCGCCAGAATGACGTGGCGAACCGCGGGCTGACGGCGGCGCTCGGATCGAGGGTGTCATGAGCCCGCACGCCTGCGACACCTGCGGCGACGGCTCGGGCTGGTCCGTATGGCGTCCGCGCCGCCTCGACGGGCGCGGTCGCGATTTCGTCTGGGCCGCGTGCGCGACGTGTAACGACGACGGGCACAAGACGCAGAAGCCGGACCTGTGCGAAGGCTGCGGCGAGACGGCGTTCTTTTGCCTGTGCCCGCCGGAGGACCCCTCATGAGCCGCGTCGCCGACCTCCTCATCGCGCAAGGCGACAGCGCGGCGCGGGCGCGGGCGGCCAGCGGGCAAATCTGGGGCAACGCGATTGAGGCGATCGGCCAGATTCCGGGGCACGTCCTCGCGCAACGGCGCGCGGATAATCAATTCGCCTTGCAGCAGCAGCGCGAGGCGCGGCTCGACCAGGGCGCGGCGCAAGAGCAGGAGCTGACGCGCGGCCAGATCGCGGACCGCCAGCGATCGCAACAGGCCGATCAACTCGTCGGGTCGATCCCGCGCGACGCCAGCGGGAACATCGATGTCGAGGCCGTCGCCACGCTCGCCCGCCAGCACGACCCGAGCCTCGTGCCGCATGTGACGGCGCTCGCCCAAAAGCTCAACACCGCGACCGGCGCCTATCAACTGCAACAGGCGCAGCTCGAGGACCACCGGAACAATCAGCTCGGCGAGGTCGGCCTCAAGATTCTCCAGCAGCCCAACGATGTCGGCAGCTTCCAGATGGCCGTGGGCACGCTCACTGACAAGGGCTTGCTCTCAAAGGCGGACGGCCAGCAGATGCTCACGGCCTCCATCGAGCAGCCGGGGTTCATGGAAAAGCAGGCGCGGTCGTGGGTGCGCGGCTCGAAAGAAGCCCGTGCGGCCATTGAGCCGAAGGTGCAGATGATCAAAGAAGGCGAGACGCCGCTGATCGAAGATCGCAGCGGCGCGACGCCGACCTGGACCCCGTTGCCCGGCTTTACCCCGACGCCGAAGCCGCCGACTGGCCCGGAACTCGATGATGCGGCCCAGAAGCTGTACGCGAAGAAGCGCAGTGGCCAGCCGCTGACACCCGCAGAATCGAACGCGCTCGCCGGCTATGAGGACCGCAAGCGCGTCGTGTCCGATCCCGCGGCGATGGCGGCGACGGAGCGCCAAACGACGGCGATCGCCGCGCAGACCGCGCAGCAGAAACGCGCGCAAGACTTCGCCGAAGCACAGCAGACACGCGCGCAGAAGTTCGCCGAAGCCGAAGTCGGCCGCGGCAAAGTCACCGCCGTCGAGAAGGACTATCAGACCGCCGCCGGCTCCGCGCAAACGCTGCGCGATGTCGTCGCCTCGGCGCAGGCCGGCAACAAAGTGTCGGCGTCGCTGCAATCCCTCGAAACGGCGATGGCCGGCGTGAAAGCGCAAGGCTTCAACCGGATCAACATGGCGGAAATCGGGATTCCGGCGAGCGCGGGCAACTCCTGGGATCGGATCGTCGGCTGGTTCGGCAAGAAAGCCGAGGGGCAGCCGGTGCCCGCCAACATCCAGAAGGACATGCTCACGTTTGCCGACATCCTCGACAAAGCCGCGTATGTGAAATACCTGGGCGGCCACACGGCGCTGACGAAACGCTACGGCTTGACGGATGAAGTCCCGCTGCCGGCGCCGGGCGGCGCGACGACGCCGACTGCGGCACCGGATTATGGGTTTGGCGCCAGACAAGACGGAACGCCAAAAGGGCTCGGCTATCTGGGTCTGCTCAAGCGGCCGGGGGGCGGCGTGTCCAGCGAGATTTCGATCGGCGTGAATCTGAACGGGAAGGAAACCGAGGTCCCGGCGCTGGTGCCGACGTTGACGAAAGACGAGGTGCGATCGCTGCTCACGATGGATCTGGGCCGCGACAAAATGCCGCCGGCCATCGTGCAGAAGGCCGTGGACTTCGCGCGGACGCGAATGGCAAAAGGCTTGTCGCCCTTTGCCGCGGCGGGCGAACAACAGACCGGACTCTTGCCGGAGTTCAGCCGGGCTTCGACGCCGAGCGCGCGGCCGACGGTGACAGATCCGCGCGGGGTGGTCCACACGTTCACGACGCAGGCCGACGCCGACGCGTTCAAGAAGGCCGCGGGGATTCGGTAATGGCGGACCAGGCGATCGATTACGACGCCCTCGCCAAACAGCACGGCGCCGTCAACTCGACGCCGCCGGTCGGCCCGCGCATGACCGCGACCACGCCGCTGCAGCGGATGACCGAAGCGTTCAACGCGAAACAGCCCCCGCCCTCGGCGCTCGAAACGACCTTGCGCACGCCGCTCGGCCATCCGACCGGCGTGGACGCGATCGACGACCTCACCTCGCCCGTCAATCTCGCCGCCGTGGCCTTCGCGGGGGCCAAGCCGGCCGCGCAACTCGCGTTCAAAGCCGTCTCAGGCTTGCTGGGCAGTGTGGCGCCGGAAGTCGCGACCGAACTGGTCGGCTTGTTAAGTCCGCGCGCCGCCCATGCGTTGAAGCTCGCCCAGAAGGTCACGGCCGCCGTGGAAAAGGGGTCTGCGGCCGCCGCCGCGGCAGCTGGCCCGCGCGTGCAGGGCGTCTCGGTCGCGGAGTTGCGCGCCGCCGGCGTCGGCGAGAAAGCGATTCAGGCGACGCTGGGCGACCGGACGCCGATCGCGCCGGACCCGACCGCCAGCGCGCCGGCTCCCGCCGCGCCGACTCCCGCTGCGCGCCCCGGCATCAGTCCGCAGCAGGCGCTCAACGAACAAGCGATCGCCGCCCGCCGCGCGGCGCCCGCGCCCGTTGCCGCGGCCCAGCCGCCCGCTGAGCCGATCGTGCCCGCGAGCGGCCAGATGCGCCTCACCGCCGCCGAGCTGAAAGAGTTCACCCGCTTACGCACCCGCGGCCTGAGCAACGCCGACGCGCTCGACGCCGTGAATCGCTCGCGCGAGCTCGCCGCGCGCCTCGGCGGCGCGACCGATGCCGAGGTCGCCAAGGCGGTCGCCACGCGCCGATGATCGGCGCCCTGCTGCAGCTCGTGCCGCCGCTGCCGGTGCCGCAACCGCCGCCGGTCCCGGTCTCCCTCGAGCTCAGCTCCCAAGTCATCGCCGCCGTCGCCGGCGCCGCCGTGCTGGTCCTCGGCGCGCTCACGACCGGCATCGTCAAAGTGCTCACCGCCATCAACGAACTGCGCGTGATTAAAGCCGGGCTCGCGCAGACGCAGGCGGCCGTGCAGAAAACGGTCGCGACCGTCGGCGCGACGCACACGGCGGTCGAAGCTGCGGTGTCCTCGATTGACGTGATCGACAAAAACACCAACGGCCGCCTGTCGGTCGTCGAAGAGGCGCACAAGTTGCTCGCCGACAAGCTGGCCGAGATTGCCGCCGCGCAACTCGCCGAAGCGCGCGCCCAACGCGACGCGCTCGCGGAGAAACTCGCGGCGGCCGAAGCCGACATCGTGCGCCGCGCCGATGCCGCGCCGGCCGTGCCGCCGCTGCCGCGCAGCGTGCGAGAAAGCGATTTGATCCGATGAATGAGGACGAGCCGACGTGTCTCTTCTGCGGCCAGCGCCGGGGCGAGCACGCCGTCGGCTGCCGGCTCGGCAGCACCTGCGAGCATGACTGGGTGCCCGAGCCGCTCGTGGTCCTGATGGAACGCTGCACGCGCTGTCCGGCGCGGCGGCCGATTGAATCGCGCGAGCGGCGCGCCACGCGGTTGTTGACGGAAGCCGCGGCGGGTCTCAATCCCGAGCCGCTCGCGGCGCCGCCGCGGCCGGGGCTGTACCGGGAGCTCCTGCACTTGAGCCACGAGATGGCGCAGCGCGCGGACCTGCTCGAAGCGCGGCGGCACGACGCGCACGAGACACTCAATCAGCTCGTGATCGAGGACCAGCCATGATCACCACGAGCGCCGTCAAAGTCGCGCAAACCTTTCTCGGCGTGACGGAAGTCGCCGGCCATCTGAGCAATCCGCTCGTGCTCGCGATGTTGCAACTCGATTCGCGCTGGGTCGAGGACGACGAGACGCCCTGGTGCTCCGCTTACGTGAATTTTATCTGCCGGACCCTCGGCTTGCCGCGCTCGCGCTCGCTGGCCGCGCGCTCATGGCTGCTGGTCGGGCAGTCGATTCCGCTGAGCGATGCGCGCGCCGAAGAAGATATCGTCGTACTGCGCCGCGGCCCGCCCACGGTCGGCACGGGCGCGGCGGTCCTCACGGCGCCGGGGCATGTCGGGTTCTACGTGGGGCAGACCGAGACGCACGTCTCGCTGCTCGGCGGCAATCAGGGCAACGCGGTGACGGTCGCGCTGTACCCGAAATCACAGATCCTGAGCATTCGGCGGCTCGCGTGACGCTCACGCCCGCCACGATCTTTTCCCCTGATCAACTCGCGCGCCTCGTCCGCGAGACGCTCCCCGCCGACGCGGCGCCGGGGGAAAAGGTCGTCGTCGGCACGGTCGATCAACACGGCGCGCAGATCGTCGCGAGCTTCAAAAACAAGGGCGGGCTGGTCGGCGGGCTCCAGTGGGAGGTGCAAGCCGCCGCGCGGCATGAGTGGGCGTCGGGGGAGAATTCCGTCGGAACCAAGCTCCTGCTACGCTGGTGAGTATGACGCGACAGGAACTCACGGCTGAAGCCGAGCGGATCGGGCAGGCCCTCAACGCGCTGCGTGAGGCCGCGAATCAGAGCCGCGCGCCCTTCGTCGCCGGCATCATTCGCGCGGCGGAAGAAAGCGTCCTCGTCGCCTACACGATGCTGAAGGACGCGCCAGACCAGGAGTTGTGATGATCAAACGACTCTTCCTCATCGTTGCCCTCGCCTGTCTCGGATCGATCGCGTGTCGGCACGCCTCCACGGCCGAGCGCCCCTGGGGGCAGGGCTACGAAACCCAGGCGGGCTACATGCAGCCCGATCACGGCTGGGTCTACTATTGGATGCTGTCGAATCTGTTGTTCCAGTCGCCGCAGCCGACGTACCACATCTATCAGGCGCCGATCGGGTACCCGGTGACGTACCGGCCCTGGATGCCGCGCGTCGAGCGCACAGTGACGGCGCCCGCGCCGATCGCCGCGCCGTCTGGCTCAACGACGCGGAGGACTGGCGGGTTCTCGTCTGTTGCGACGCCAACGACTGCGCCGGCCCGCTCAGCGACGCCGACCCGATCCTCGGGCGGCTTTACGCCAGCGGCTTCGCCGCCGCCACCGAGCGCCGCGCCAACGCGATCCTCGGGCGGCTTCGCCTCGCGACCCGCCTCGACCCCGACGCGATCCTCTGGGGGCTTCTCGCGCCGGAAATAGAGATGGCGCGCTTCGACACCCAGCTGGAGCTGGAATGGATCGATGGCCAGACCTGGCGCCTGACGAGTGACTTTGCCTATGAGACCGACGTCGGCACGCTCGGCCGGATCGTCGTCCCTGCCAGCTTCGTCACCGACTTTGCCTCCATTCCCCGCGTCTTGTGGACCGTGCTCCCACCCACCGGCGCCTACGGTCGCGCCGCCGTGATTCACGATCGGCTGTACCGCACGCCGAGCGTGGCGACGCGCGCCGAGGCGGATCGGGTGCTCTACGAAGCGATGGGCCTCTGTGACGTGTCGTGGTTAACACGCCACGTGATCTACGCCGGCGTGCGGCTGCGCGGCGGGGCGGCGTGGGCGCGCGAGGTCGCGACGTGATCGCGTGGCTGCTGCTCGCGCTGCTCGTCGATGTCCGGCCGCTGACGCTGGCCGAGGTCTGTGGGACCCGCTGGGGGCTCGATCATCGATTCGTCAGTACCGCGATGCGCAAGGCGGTGTTCGCGCGCGACGGCGTGCCGTGGCGCGATCGCGCGCGCTACCGTGTGGATCATCGCGTGCCGCGGGAATTGTCTGGGGCCGATGTGCTGGAGAATCTCTGGGTGCAGCCGATCAGTGAGGCGCATCGCAAGGACCTCGACGAAAACCGGCTCCATCGTGAGGTGTGCGCGGGTCGACTGACGCTCCGCGAGGCGCAGGAGCAGATGCGCAGATGGCGGCCGTGAGCGCGAAGCCGCTCGGGATCATCGAATTGTTGACCCGCATCGGCGAGGAGCAGGTCCGGCTCCAAAACCTGATCGACAGCGCGACGAATTTCGAGACCAGCAAGCGCGGGCAGACCGCGATCACGTTCCTCACCCAAGAACTCACGCCGTCTGAAGTCTTCTCCGGTCAGGCGCGGTCCATCGGGCTGGTGCTCTGGCTCCCCACCGATCGCGTGCGGGCCGCCGAAGCGGCTCACGCGGCCGAGCACCCATGAGCGAGCACGACCGGCTCCGGCGGGACCCGCTCGAGTACGACGAGACCTGCGACGGCTGCGCGCAGGCCCGATCCGAGTGCCTCTGCGGGATCGATCTCGCGGAGGTCCTCGACTGTGCCAGCCCGTTCCATCCGGGGTGCCGCGCCTGCGAGGACCCGACACCGGGGCAAGTCGTGCGCCTCACCGATCCACGACGGGGGCACCTATGAGGCGACATTCAGGGGAAGCCGCCGGTCTCGATCGTCCAGTACCGCTGTCGCAGATCGTCGTCGGTCGTATCGAGCAACATACAGCCCCGGTTCGCGCAATAGTGATCAGCGTGCTCCAGACACAGGTCGATCTCCTGTCCGCGTGGGCTGCGGACGCGCGCGACGGCCGGCTGCCCGCAGTAGAGATACTGGCCGTGGCCAGTCACGCCCCACATCTCTTGACACGTCGCGTCAGCGGGAATGGCCATGTCTGATCATCTCGATCTCGTGTGGCAACCGATTGAGACCGCGCCGAAGATGCAGGGCGTGGATGGATTGACGCAGCGCGTCCTCCTCGGGTTCGCGGCGGATGAGGAAGGCTATGCACTTCCCTCCAGGGAAGGCGCGTGGTCGATGGTCCTGCACCGCTGGACCTCGACGCTGGACCCGATGTGGGCAGAATCCCCTCTGCCCACGCATTGGATGCCGTTACCACCGCCGCCGGTGCGCTGATGGAATCCCACCTCGACCTCGTGCGCAGCGTCAAAGCCGACCTCGAGGCCCGCGGCGTCGATCTCCGCGGCCCGTGCGGCGCGTGGGCGATCACCTCGCGCGTGATCTGGGCGCTCAGGACCGAAGGCGCCGGCGGCCTCGAAAAGCTCACCGGGAACAACTGCGCGGGCCGCGCGGCAGACATCGTCTGCTTTGCCGGCGGGCAGATCGTCGACATCCTCGGCGACGCCGGCGGCGCGAACACCCCGATCTGGCAACCGGGCGATCCGGTGGACCCGGCGCGGTGGCGCGCGCCGGTCGATCCCGGCGACAGTGCCGCGCCGATCCTAGCCCCGCCCCCGCCGGACCCGCTGCAGGACTTCATCGCGCAGACCACGGCGCGGCTCGACGCGCTCACGGCGGCGCTCGAGGCCGTGCGGCTCGAGGGCATCGAAGCGCGGCAGCAGTTTGCGATCGCCAGCAGTGCGCTCCGGCTCGCGCTGAAGGATGTGGTGTTGCGGGGAACGGTCGACAAGAAGACAGGCGCGGTGACGCTGAAGCCGGAGCTGAAGCCGAAGATCCTCGGGTAGCGCCGCGGATCGGCGGTCGGACAGTCTAAAACAACGCGGTTGTGGAGCCCGCGCCGGCACACGCCGCCGACCGCCGTTCAGCGGGTCGTTCCTAGCGCCGCGCAGTCTAGCAGACCCTAACTCAACCGTCGAGGGCGCCGCCCGGCGCCGAGCGGGGGCGGCAGCCGGCGCCGCGCCGCGGGCGGCCAGTCGAGCGCGGCGGCCACGAGCTCCGGCCACCGCGTTCCACCCACGGCCGCCGTCGCTGGGGCCGACGCCTGGGCCGGGCGCGGGCGCGACCACCCGAACCGGACCCGGCGCCGCGGCACGTCTAGCTCGCTTTCGACTCCTTTATGGCCTTGCCCGCCGGCACCGGCACGAACGGCTCGAGCCGCAGGTTCCGCACGAGCTCGGTTGGCACCCACGCCGTTTCGCCGTGCCGATCCTTACATCTCTCGACGGGACTGAAGCCGGTCATGTTGGCGTTCTGATCGATCGTGACGGTGCCGATGCCGTCGATCTCGCCGTAGCGGAGGGTCGGGTACGGGGTGATCTCGGTCAGCGTGCCGAGGGCACTTGGCCCCGTATCAACCCCGGCCGCCTTGGCGAGATCCGCGCGCAGACGTTTCGTGAATTGGAGAAGCATAGAAACCTCCTGGTGAGCCCGCAATGAACGCGGACGGGCGTTCGGGAGTCTAGCACCCTATCAGCCTCTAGCGGCCCGGCTCGCCATCAAGGCGGGCGCGCAGGGCGCGCAGGTCTTCGCCCTGGGCGATCACGAGGCTCTCCAGCCGGTGGACCGTCTCGCGGAGATCCTCGTGCTCCTCCTGCGCCGCGAGGACGGCCTCGGCGAGGCGTTTGACGCCGTCGGTCGCGAGGACGAGGCCCTCGGTGGCCCGGACGAGGCCATCGGCGACGTGTTTCAGGGACTCGAAGACGGGCCGGAAGGCATCAGCGCTCACGCGGCTCGCGCCTTCTTGCGCGCGGCTTTTTTCTGGCGCGCGGTGCCCGAGGCCCGACCCGCCGCCGCCGCACGCTCGCGGCGCTCCGCTGACGTCAGACGGGCCGCCGACGCCAGCCCTCCCGCCCGGCCCCCTTTTTTGCCGAGTTTACTGAGATGCTCACGCAGTTCATCCGACACGCGCATGATGTAGTAGCTTACACGGATTCAGTTCGCGGCGCAACCCGTGTCGCGTGTTTCTCGGGGCGTGTCGATTATCATTGACACTGAGCCGGCCTTAGTTCATACTGTGTGCATCGGTTGCGGCGCCCGCCACCGACCACCCAAAGGACCCTGACCATGCTTCGCTTCCTCCGCCCCGAACGCACCCCCTACGCCTCAATCGAGATCATCCGCGCCAAGCCCTATCTCACGGCGCGCGAGACGGCCGCCGGCCTGGTGCTGCTCGGCCGCGGCTGGTCCAGCGCGCGCGTGCTGGCCTCGCTGCTGGCCCAGCGCGAGCTGCTCGCGGTCCTCGGCGGTGCGCGATGAGCCGCCGCCCGCGCGTCCATACCCATCCCTGCGCCGGCTGCCAGACGCCGGTGTTCTGCCACGGGGAACAGGTCGAGAACTACGACGGGTTCCCGCTCGTGATCTGCACCGAGTACCACGAGCCCGGCGGCGGGATCGCGGCGGTCTGGTGTGCGGCCTGCGACGGCCGCGACGATGTGAGCGAAGGCGGTGCGCGATGAACCCGACGTGGTTTCCGGGCACCGAGGGCACGCACTACGCGGGCCGGCCGCTGCGCACCGCGCCGGATCTCGCCGCCCAGCTCGCGGACGCGCTGACGCTGGCCGAGCGCGAAGACGGCGACGCCCGCGACGAAGATCGCGGCCGGACCTGCGGCCGCGGGTGCGGCTGGTGCGGCGGGTGTAGCTAGTGGCGTTCGTCACCATTCATCTCGCGGACCTGATCCACCTGGAGGTCGTCCGCATCGCAGCTGGCCGCCTCACCACCGAGACGTCGCTCGCGTTGCATCTCGACCACACCATCAGCGTCCATCTCCCCGGTACCGGCGCGCACGCCGTCGCCACGGCCCGCACGATCGCCGCCGCGCTCACCGCCGCCGCCGACTCACTCGAATCGCAACTCACCGAACCCCGACCCGTTCACCCGTTCCCCGCAGACAAGGACCCGCAGTCATGAACATCAACAACGCGTACCAGTCCAAATCGATCAGCGCGCCCGATCTCCAGGGCCGCGCCGTCGTGGTCACGATCAGCCACGTCGAGATGGAAGAAGTCGGCCGCAGCCGCGAGAAAAAACCCGTCGTCTACTTCCGCGGGACGAAGAAGGGATTGATTTTAAACCGCACGAACGCGAAGGCGATTTCAGGGATCGCGGGCTCGGCGCTCACCGAGGACTGGGAAGGCGTCGCGATCACGCTCTACCCGACGCAGACGGAATTCAGTGGCGAGACGGTCGACTGTGTCCGCGTCAAGCCGGTCGTGCCGGCAGCGCGGCGCGCGGTGCCGGTGCCGCCGCCGGTCGTGGTGTCGCCGCCCGCGGCCGAGGCGTACGACGACATTCCGTTCTAACCACCGTGGCGCGCGGGTCCCTGCCGGAGCCCGCGCGCCGCATCCACCTCACCCGCAGTCAAGGAAGTGAGCCAGATGACCATGCCGACTCTAGCACGCGACACGACGACCGGCCGGTACTACGACATCGGCGGCGTCCGCTACCCCTCAGTCACCAGTATTTTGAGCGCGATCGCCAAACCCGCTTTGCTTCCGTGGGCCTCTGGCTTGGAGCGCACGCTCGTCTCGAGCACTGCCGCTGATCTCTATGCCGAGCACCTCGCCACACCCGCGACGCTGACGCGCGCCGCGTATCTCACGCGCTTGCAGACGCGGCTTGGCACCGAGCGCGCGCACGCGAAGGCGCTGGCAACGGCTGGCGATTTAGGCGCTGAGATCCACAAGTTGATTGAATGGACGATGCGGACCGCGCTCGGCGCGTACGCGGGCCCGAAGCCCGTGGCGCGTGGGGCAGCCTATGTGGCGCTGCGCGCCTTCGAGCAGTGGGCGAGCGAGGTGCGGCTCAAGCCCGTCCTGATCGAGCGGACTGTTCACAGTGCCACCCACGCCTACGCCGGGACGCTGGACTTACTCGCGCGCGTGAACGGCGTGTTGACGTTGGTGGATATCAAGAGCGGGAAATCGGTCTATGGCGAGTCGCATCTTCAATGCGCGGCGTACAGTCAGGCGCTAACCGAGATGGGCTATGCCGAGCCGGTGCAGGCGCTGATCCTGCGGGTCCCGAAGTCCGAGCTCGACCCGCAGTTTCAGGTCGTGCCGGTGCCGCCCGTGGCCGAACTGTTTCCCGTGTTCCTGGCCGCCAAGCAGCTGTGGACGTGGCAGCAGGGCCACGAGGCCGCGTATCAGGCGCGACGCGCGGGGCGGGCGTGATGCGCGGGCAGACTATGACTTTCAACCTCGGCGGCGACCCCCACCGCATCGATGGCCCGGTGGAACTGGCGGCGTTGGAGCGTCGCGAGGGCGAACCGATTCGCGTCCGCCTCCAGCCGAGCGTCTTCCGCCGGGGCCTCGGGCAATACCGCTACTGGGCGGGGGTGAGTTGGACGGTGGACTGCCGCAGCGTCGAAGAGGCGGTTGGACTGCGGGAGGCGCTGCAGGCGTTCTTCACAGCGCTGGAGCGCGGCGGGGTCCGCGCCGTGGTGGCCGCCTTGGACAGTGTCGCGCGGCCCGCGACGGTGGCGTCATGAGCACCACGAACCTGCCGCTGTATCGGTTACTGATCCAGTTCGGCGCGAGCGTCCCGGACGCCGAATTGGCCGCGAGTACTGACGACGCGCACCTGGCGACAAGGGCCGACCTCGCGCTCTTGGAGGCGCGGATGGAGGCTCGGCTCGAAGCCATGCAAGCCACGATCATCAAATGGAACATCGCGACCATCGGCGCGGTTGCGGCGCTGTTCACCGCGATCTCGGCCGCGCTGCGCTTTGTGAAGTAGGAGGCCGTTTCGTCCTGGCCCCGCGCGGGTTCTGGCGCGCGGGGCCTTCACCCATCCAGAACATCAAGGGAGTCCGTTCATGAAGTTTGTTGTGTCCCGTAGTCTGTTCCTCGCCTGTGTGCTCGCCGCGGCCGTCCCCGCCTCGGCGCAGTGGCCGACCCCGCCCACGGCGCCGACCGCGCCGACTGCGCCGAGCCCGTCGACGGCCTGGCCGCTCAGTGTGCCGGTGTATGTCCCCCTCGTGCCGCCGGCCGTGCCGGCGATCGCGTTCCCGGTCGCGCCGCGGCCGGTCGTCGGCCCGCCGGCGATCATCGCCGCCGATGGCCAATTTCTCGGCGTGCTGTCGGGCAATCGCTACGACCCGCTGAGCGTGGCGAATCCGTACGGGGAGTACGGCAGCCGCTTCTCACCCACGTCCATTACGAACCCGTACGGCATCTACGGCTCTCGCTTCTCGCCGCTGAGCCCGAATAATCCGTACGCGCCGGCGCCCGTCGTGCGGTAACAGCAGCAGGGGTGGCGCGGCGCCGCGATGTGGAGCGGCGCCGCGCGCCAACAGGAGCCGATGATGAGTGAGCAGGACGGCGGGCCAGCGTTCCCGCAACCGTTTGCGACCGCACACCCAGAATTTGATGAGCACGGGCAAGTGCGCCCGTCTGGACTTAGCGTGCGCGATTACTTCGCCGGGCAGGCGCTGGCGGGCCTGCTCGCGGCGACTGGCGTGGGCACGCCGGTTGAGCAGTACGCGGAGACGGCCTATCGGCTCGCCGACGCGGTGCTGGCCGCGCGCGCGCAGCCGAAGGCGCAGCCATGAGGCGCGAGTACGAGCGCATCAGGTGCCCCGGCTGTCATCGGCAGATCGCGGCATATCTCCCGCAGGGCGACGGCTCCGGGTTGCGCCTGATGCCGCACAAATACGGGTGGGCGCGCCGACAAAAAACGCCGTGTCCGTGGTCGGATCGCATCGTCGTCTGGGGATCGGCCGCCGCACGCGCGCAGCCGGAGCCGAAAGAATGACCGGCCACGAGCGCCTCCTCCGCGACTTGACCGTGCTCCTCCAACTCGCCGAGGCGCACGAGTTCCACGACCACAAGAACCAATTATTCGGGACGCCGAAGGTGGAGCTCTGGACGCGGCTCCAGCGGATCGCCGCCAGCGTGAAGGCCGGGCACTACGACAACGCGCCCGGCGAGGACGGGTAAGTTCTTGACCAGGCGCCGCGTCCTCGGCTAGACTGCGCCGGCCATGCACAAGCCGCAGAAAAACCTCACCCTCAAAATCGCCCTCGTGACGCGCGGGCTCACGCAGCGGGGCGCCGCCGCCCTCGTCCACGTCAACGAACCGCGCTTCTCGCGGATCGTCAATGGCCGCGAAGCGCCCAGCCCGCGCGTGCGCGCCGCGCTGGCGCACCTCCTGAAGCGACCGGCGGCCGAGCTCTTTCCGGCGGCGCCGCAGGACCGGCCAGCGGCGTGAGCGTCGCGACGCTCCGCGCGCTCTCCCACGGCGTGCTGTGGGCTGGAATCGGGTTTCACGCCGCGCTGCTCGGGTACCGGCTCGTGGCTGGCCCGGTGGGTGACGCCGCGCTGCCGCTGCTCGGCCTCGCGCTGCTCACGACGTGGCTGAGCGTGCTGCCCCGGATCGAGGCGCAGATTGATACGCGGCACGCGCTGATGGTCGAGCAGCTCGTGATCGCGCAGGCCGTGGCGGCGAGTCTCGAGCCGCCGGACGGGATCGCGACCAACGTGCGGGTCAGCGGGCCCGGCGCGCCGCGGGTGCAGTGATGGGATGGCCTGACGCCGCGGTGACGATCGTGTGCCTACTGGTGATCGGCGCGATCTTTGTCGCGGCGAACAAGTGGCGGTGATGGAGCTCGACCGAGCCGATCTGGATGCGGTGCTGTTGTCGCTGGCCATTTGCGCCTTGGATCGACCCGGCTGGCGTGAGTATCTGCGCGGGATTGCTGAGCACCTCGATGCGACCAATGGCGCGAGGCTCTTTGACCAGTTCCGCGTGCTAAACGAGGACCGGTGGCGCGCGGTCCAGCGGTATCCGCTGAGTGGCGTGCCTGAGTGGCCGGATACGCGGAAGGACCCCGCGTGATGGACGCCGTCGATTGGACGCTGCTCGGGTGCGGGCTGCTGCTGATCGGGCTCGTCGCGTGGATCATCTCGCGGGGCGGCCTGTGATGCGCGCCACGGCTCGCCCGGGGCGCGATCGCGGCACCGGCAAGGGCACGATCGCGGGCGCGCGGGCGGCGCGTCCTGGAACGCCGCGAGGGGACATGACCAAGAAACAGACGACGCCGCCCGTCCTGCCCGCTGCCGCCGTGGCCGATCTGCTCGTGGCGCTCGGCGCGATCGCGCGGCTCGCGGCGGGCACGACCGAGGGGCCG